GGTAGAGCAACGGACTGAAAATCCGTGTGTCGACAGTTCGATTCTGTCCTGAGGCACCATTTGTATTCCATGCGGTTGTGGTGGAATGGCAGACACGCCATCTTGAGGGGGTGGTGAGCGTACGCTCGTGAGGGTTCAAGTCCCTCCAACCGCACCAAGCTGATTAAATAAGGGCTTACAGGTAATTCTGTAAGCCCTTATTTTTGTCTGACATCATAAAGTCTTGCGTGGTTTGACATCATTTTGACATCAGAATATTTTAGCGATTCGTTCCACGATGTCATCTTCCATCTTAGGTGTCACATGTGAGTAGGTATCCATCGTTTCTTGAAACGATGCGTGCCCTAGACGTTCTTGTATAGCTTTCATATTTGCTCCATTTTCGATGAGTAGGGTTGCATGAGTATGTCTAGTGCCATGCATAGTAAAAGATGGCTTGTCGATTAAATTGGCATACTTCTTACATAACTTGCTGACTTCATCAGGACAACGAGGAGCACCCTTTATACCAGGGAATACAAGGTTATTATTAATCCAGTTCATGGTTTTAATTCTACGCTTATCTATGACTGTTTTATGCTTCATAAGCTCCTGGAGTGTTTCCGTATCAATGGCAATTATCCGTTTAGAGGATGTAGTCTTAGTTGTATTAGATATAACTGTAGTAGATCCGATTTTGAGGGCTGTTTGTGAAATGGATATAGTTGATTTTTTGAAATCGATATCCGACCATCTTAAGCCTAATAATTCAGACCGTCGCATACCTGTTGCAAATGCTAATTTAAAAAGTGTATGATGCTCTACGTTAGATATATTGGATAGGAAGTTTTTAACCTCATCTACAGATAACGTTACCATATGCCGAACTTTAACCTGCTTTGGTCTATCTATATTTTTCATATAGTTCTTAGGGATGATGTCATCTTTTACCGCCTGCTCTAATATGGATCCTAGAATTGTCATGGTGTAGGATATAGTCCTTGATGATAATCCATCCATTGATTCAAAAACATATCGTAATGTATTAGGTTTAATTTCGGCTAACTTTACGCCGCCGATTTTATCTCTGATATAGCGATTGATAATGCCTGTATAGCTTTGATATGTGGCGGGCGTTATAGTCTTTTCCTTTTGTTGTAACCATATATTAATCCAGGTGTTTAATGAAATAGTATCGTCGAAATTAGCACATGCTTGATTAGTATTTATGTATTTTTCCATAGCTTCTATGGCTGCTTTCCTGGTGGTGCCATAAAAGTATTTACGCTTACCGTTTATCATCTTGGATACTTGATAGCGCCCATCGACTCGTTTTTTAGCCATAAAAATAACCTCCTTGGCTTAAATTTGGGTATAAGAAATAAGCCTTAGAGGTTTTATGTGATATAATGATATTGGAGTAAAAATGAAATACCTTTTCTCTAAGGCTAGGTATGTAGTTTTTAGTAGCCCTCACTGCGGTGGGGGCTTATTTTTTTTATGTAAGAGAGTATTGCACGAATTGGTGAAGAAGACTTATAATCAAAGTAGGGAAGGAGGATGTAATATGAACGTGTTTAAACAATTAGAGTGGTCTATTAATGCTTTTTGCATTTGCTTAATTGCAGTGACTTTGTTATTACCTTCATTGTATTTTGATAGTATAAACATCTATATTAAGGGCGTATTTGTTAACGGCCCGGTAGCAATCCTCCTGGCTATTTTCATACAGCTCAAGTTTTTTTACATAAGAATAAGATATCATAAAGACGGCTAATCTTGGCCGTCTTTTTCATTTGGTAATTTTGTATCTAGTTGGTCCAAAGTTTCAACGACTTGCTTTAATCTTTCCATTGCTTCCGGGTGGTTTAGAATCTGAGCTACAAGTTGATCCGTATCTAATGGTGCAGGGGAGGCAGGTCTATTTGCTTTCATTTTAAAAGATACCCCTTTAAGACCAATTTTGAATTCAAAGCTCCCGCCAGCTTTTTCAATTAGTTCTTGTGCTCGATACCCATTAATGGCGATTAATATAGCGCCGATGCCCAATAGCCCCGCACCGTATGTTATATATTCTACGGGTCCAGGAGATTGCACATTAATTTTTAACTCTGCTTGAACAATAGGGCCCAGTATATCGGGAGGGAACTCCGCTTTTGTGGCTATATCTTGAAAGCAAGTTAAAAGCGTATTGATATCCGCAACCTTTACCGATTCTTTTGATTGAACCCTTAAAGTAATATGTGCTCGGCCATTTTCTACATACATATTCGACATTGAACGATTTATAAAAGTGGCAGAGTCGGATACATCTGTTATAACATGATGCGACATAATAGCTTTATACAAATAAGGGTCTAGGCTTTCTTTTTTTAATGTTTTTACCCATCTTACTTTTCTACGTTTGATGAAAGGACAGCCATCATCTTGGATATCATCGGGATTTATTACCTCTACATCGCTAGTTATTTCTCCGAAAGATATAAACTTGGAATTTTCGCTAGGAATAAGAACAATATCCCCTGGACTCATCTCTACTAAGAATCTTTTTAGCTGATTAATAATGAGTCCTGGTTTTGCCTTTATTTGCTCATCTGTTTCCAATTCGAGTTTAATGCTTTCATACAAAGCACGTTTATAAACATCGTCAGTTTCAGCCCTTTCTATTGTAGCCTTATCTGCAATAGAGTTAAAACCTACTGCGATATAACCTTCATGAAAATAGTCATCGTAATATTCGCCACCATTGGTTCTAACAAACCAATACTTGCGCTCCGATATTTCATCAATAACAAACTCTGCAACTTCTGTCATCATATTTCTCTCCTCTTGCTACATGGTAGTATAGATTTTTATTAGTTTTGTGTTTTTGAGGTGTATTTACCAGTACGCTGAGCATTCCCTAGGGCACCCATAGCTTCTAAATACCCATAAGTATTTGGTTGTAATTCAACGCGTTTAGGGTTCTTAATAAATGAATGGAATATAATTCGACCAGATCTACCATCGTAGAATGTAATTTCTATGATTTGCATTGTGATTGTATGATTTGTAAAATCATAAGTAAATCGTTTAGTAGAGCTCGATATAGCAGTATCTCCAGTATTATAGCCATATACAGGTAGAATGATTTCTAATTTGTTCCCATTGTCCTTTTCAGTCACTAAAGATTCAATAGGTATGAATTGAATTTCGCCCCTAGGATTTGGAATCTGCATATACCCATTATATGGATTTAATTCTCGAAATGTTACAGCCTGTACCGGTAATGTAGATACTAAAGCTAATACAGCAATAATAATTAGTTTCTTCATGGTTTCTCCCCCTTATAACACTGATACATAATGATGGTAGAAATCTATATTCTCCAGTTCGGTATCATCAATACATGTTCGACGGACCATTTGCTCAACTAGATTAACATGTTGGTCTAAATAAAAGTCGTCATTAATAATATGCATTAATTCGTGCTTAATTTCCTCTCGCATGCGGTCATACGGGAGGTTTTTGTTTATATAGATATTATGAGTATCTATATCTTCACATTCCTCTGACACGGCATTGGCATGTGGCAAGTCGCAGTAAATCAGATTTACAATCAATATAACACTCTCCCTTGTGTATTATTTGTTTTTTAATTTTAAAAGCTCTATATATTCAACTGCTTTTTCTAGGTCCTCCTTACTTATATCTTTAGCGGCAGAGAAGAGCATACGAGCCCCTGGACGTGTGCGTAGGTACTCGGCGAACTCAGCGGCTTCTCGGTCTGTGTAGTAGCCTTCGGTATGTTTTTCAACCAGTTCGGATTTAGGGACGCCAAAATAATTTGCCAATAGTTCAATTTTATCGATTCTAGGATATGTATTTCCCTTTACCCAATCTGTAAACGTAGTATACTTTAGCCCTAAATCAGCACATATTTTATTGCGATCAATTCCGCGACTATCCATTAGCCGTTGGATATTCTCAGCCATAATAGCCTTGTTGCCTAAATCACTCATAAGAACCTCTCAAATCTGGAATATATTAATTAATATACTTATATATTACGATATTTTCGTAATAAAATCAATATTTTACGGAAATTTTACGATAGTTTAAGTTTGGTTTATAGACATTACGGACAAACCGTAGTAAAATGATGACTGTAAACAAGAGGTGATTATCGAGAAAGGAGGTAGCTTATGAAGTATACATTAAAGATGTTACGGGCTTCAAAAAACTGGTCTCAACTTACGGCATCTAAAGCAATCGGCGTATCTGTTGATACTTGGGGGAATTGGGAGCGGAAACGCTCTTATCCTGATGTTCCTCACATAAAAAAGATACAAGAAGTATTTGGTGTAGCGTATGATGACATTATTTTTTTATAGTTGATTACGGTTAAACCGTTACGGAGGATAGGTTATGAAAGAATTCGTAATCAGAATGTTCGGCGAATCCATTACGGAACGCATGAACGAGTTAGGCATGACTAAGACGGCACTGATTAAACAAGCTGAAATCTCGATGGATACATTGAACCGAGCTATCAAAGGACGGTCAGTACAAATGTCGACAGTCGTTGGTATCTGCTATGCGTTGTGTGTCGATGATTCTGAAAGTCATGACTTTTGGGAAACCGATTACTACAACCCTAAGTTAGATAGGAGGTAGTTATGAATAAGATGTGCATTACGGTGGCGGAAGCTGCAGAGCTTGCTAGCGTACCGGAAACGGTCATCCGTGAATGGGCGCAAGATTTTGACTTTCCGTCCATGAAAATCGGCAAGCGCGGTGGCAAACGTCTTATCCACGTTGAGTCGTTTAATGCTTGGCTAGCGAAACGGTGCCAGGCACGAATAGGAGAGTAAACATGGTGAAAGTAATTTATGCAGTGCGTGTTCTCGCTGCAATTCTAGTAGTCGGAACAGTTGGATCGGTTGATATAGACCGTATCGATTTGTGGACAGGTATTTGCCAAGGTCTGCTAGGTATTACTCTTTGGATGCTAGCAGGCTACTGGCTAGAAGAAGTAAAAGAATATGGCAAAAGATAAATTCTGCAAAGTATGCAATAAGAAAATCAAAAACCCATATACGAATTGGTCTTACTTAACAGGTGAGCCACGTATTGTGTGTGATAACTGTAAAGAAATACATCCAATCGTTAATAGATTCCGGATGCAGGCTAAGTTAACTCTTAAACACAGTTAAGGAGGTGATTAAATTGCGAGACTGCACAACGTGCCCGAATAAAGATTACTGCATTCCTGACGAATGCTTGGGCGCAAAAAAAATGCCCTCACGCACGGCAATGCGTAAAGGGCACTTAGAAAAATATCCATTTAAAGTATATCACATCGTTAAACCGAAAGGAAACAGAACAATGATCGAGTTAAAAATTACAGTAGATAAAGCAGTTGAATTAGAACAAGAAGTGAAAGACCTATATCAATCTATTGTAGGTACGCCTGTTAAAGAAGTCGAAAACTGGACAACTAATGATGTTAAGCCTGCTAAGAAGGAAGCCCCAAAAGTAGAAGCTCCTAAAGCTGTGCCGGTTAAAGAAGAAGCACCTGCTCCTAAGGAAGAAGAACCAGCTCCAACTGTGGAACCTGAAAAAGAAGTACCAAGCCTTGAAGCAACTCGTGCTGCTGTAAAAGATTACATCGACAAAGCAGCAGACAAGACACAAGCAAAGACAGACTTTAAGGCGTTGTTGGATGAAATTGGCGCAGAAAAGGTAACATCTGCTACCGATGAACAACGTATTCAAATTATGGAATGGGTGAATAGCCGTGGCTAAGAAACACGCCTTACTAGGTGCCTCCAGTAGCGCCAGGTGGTTAGTATGTACACCTTCAGCAAGGCTGGAATCGATGTTCCCTGATGAACAATCGCCGTATGCTACAGAGGGTACTGTTGCGCACGACCTGGCGGAAGCAATTCTCCGTCATAAGTTAGAGGGTAAAAAAGCCCCTAAGTTAGACGACTACTCCGCTGAAATGATAGAGGCGGTTAATCGATATGTCGATATTTGCGAAGAAAAGGTAAACGAAGCTCGTGCTCGTTCCACTGATGCGGAAGCCATGATTGAAGCACGGCTCGACTTCTCTCGCTGGGTACCCGAAGGCTTCGGTACTGGTGACATGGTAATCGTAGCTGACGGCATCCTGGAAGTGATTGACCTGAAGTATGGCAAAGGCGTTCCTGTTAGTGCTGTTGAAAACACACAAATGCGACTATACGCGTTAGGTGCTTATGACGTTAACGAGTTCTTGTATGATGTAAAAACGGTTCGTATGACGATCGTTCAACCAAGACTTGATAGTGTGTCTACCGACGAAATGTCACTTGAAGAACTTCTTGATTGGGGCGAAGATATCAAACCTATCGCACAACGTGCCTGGGAAGGTATCGGCGAATGTACGCCTTGCGATTACTGTAACTTCTGTAAAGCACGGCACACCTGCCGAGCATTAGCAGATACTTGCCTTGATACATTCTATAAGAATGGAGGCAAGCTCAATCAATTACTTACCGACCGTGAAGTATCCGACATCCTTGCGATGAAAGACTTAATCACGAAATGGATTAAAGGCGTGTATGATTTCGCTTACGAGAAAGCCTTATCCGGTGAGAAACAATGGCCCGGCTTCAAATTGGTAGAGGGTACGTCAAGACGTACTATCACGGATCCAGAAGCTGCAGCTAAAACATTACTCGACAATGGCTACAAAGAAGATGAAATCTTCAAGCCTCGAGAACTCGAAGGTATTACTAACCTGCAAAAGGTTCTTGGTAAAAAAGGCGTTGCCGAATACCTAGAAGCGTATATCGACAAGCCTGAAGGCAAGCCTACGTTAGTCCCTGAGTCGGATAAACGCCCAGCGATTAACACTGTAGAAACAATGGCAAATGAATTTGACGACGAGGTGTAATCATGCGCGTCGTAACAGTAAAAGCAATTGCCAAAGAGCTTCACGAACGTGGTCACTACCTCGACGAGCTCTACCAAATTACTATTGCATATGCTACTAGCTTACATGTCCGCTACTGTGCGGTAGACGCAAGGTGCGATGCAATAGAACTTCGATATCAAACAGAAGAGGAGCTAGGCCCTTACGAGTACCCCTGGTTAGAGGATGATGAGTGGAACCGGCTTGATGATGAACGTTCTGATATCGAAGAAGAATTAGATGAATTATTTAACACAGTAATAGGGTTTGATTATGAAATCGACCCATTTAAGAAATAAGGAGACCGTAACAATGGCTAAATTAACAACTGGTATCGTAAGACTTTCCTATGCAAACATCGCTCAACCTCGTAAAAACGACGATGGCAAAGCAAAATATAGTTCCCAAATTATTATCGACAAAACAGATAAGAAAACAATCAAAGCATTTGAACGAGCTATCGAAGACCTTAAGGCTGACCCAAAGGCAGTCGCTAAGGTGGAAGGTAAAGCAGCATACCTTAAATTGAACTTACGGGATGGCGACACAGATGAAGCAGTGGCAGACCAACCTGAAACATACGCTGGTAAATTCTTCATTAACGCTAACAGTGATAAGCAACCCGTAGTGTTCACTCGGGACAAAATAAAGATGGACCAATTCGACATTGAAGAGGAAATCTACTCCGGCGTGTATGCGCAGGTAGCGCTTTCTGTGTTCGCTTACAACTTCAACGGTAAGAAAGGTGTAGGCTTTGGTCTAAATGGTGTTCGTAAAGTTAAAGATGGTGACCGCCTCGGTGGTGTTCACGTATCTGCTAATGACTTCGGCGACGACGATTTAGGCGATATGGACGATGACGATTTAATCTAAGGAGGCAAATATGGAGCTCAGTATTGATGTGGAAACGTATTCTGACTGTCCTATTAAATATGGGGCTCAGCGATACGTTGATGATACAACATTTGAAATACTGCTCTTTGCCTATAGCTTCGATGACGAACCGGTCGAAGTAATTGATATGACAAAGGATCCACTACCTGAAAGGGTAGTGGATGCCTTATATAACAAGGAAATTACAAAGACCGCATTCAACGCAGCATTCGAAATGCTGTGCCTTAAAAAATATTTCCCTGATGCGGATTACACGAACTGGGAATGTACCTCTGTACTAGCTTTGTACTGTAGCTTACCTGCGAGCCTCGATAATGTGTCTAAGGCTTTGAAATTAGGTGAGGCCAAAGACTCAAGAGGTAAACGCCTAATTCAATTCTTCTCCGTGCCACGTAAGCCAACTAAGACAAATCCTAAGACACGAAATATGCCGGAGGATGCGCCTGAAAAATGGGCGGAATACATTGAGTACAACCGCCAGGACGTGGTAGTAGAGAAGGCAATCCGTAAGCGCTTACTTTCGCTTAAACCTCCTGCTATCGAGCACGAGTACTGGTTACTAGACCAAGATATCAACTGGCGAGGCGTGAAAGTAGATATGGAACTCGTCGATGCAGCGCTTGCCTGCAACGACGAAATTGTGGAAGAAGCTACCGAGTCATCTAAACTATTAACCGGATTAGAAAATCCAAACAGTACTATGCAACTTAAAGAGTGGTTAACGGCAAGACTAGGATATGATCTAGAAACAATGCGAAAAGACGATGTATCAAACCTCTTAGCACAGGATATCCCCTCTGATGTTCGCAAGGTACTGCAAAATAGGCAGGTGCTCGGTAACTCCTCCATCAAAAAATACTTGGCCATGAAAAATGCTGTATGCTCAGATGGTCGTATCCACGGTATGCTTCAGTTTTATGGGGCTATGCGTAGCGGACGATGGGCGGGGCGTGTAGTACAGCTACAGAACCTCCCTCGTAACTACTTAGAAGATTTAGACACGGCAAGGGAAGTACTTAAGAGCAGGGACGTAGAAATGTTAGACCTACTCTACGGAAACCCTGGTGACGTTATTAAGCAACTTATCCGTACTGCTTTAGTAGCAGAGGACGGACACCGATTCATTGTAGCTGACTTTAGTGCTATTGAAGCACGTGTTATCGCCTGGCTTGCTCACGAGCAGTGGCGCCAAGATGTATTCGCGCAAGGCGGAGACATCTACTGCGCATCCGCATCAAGCATGTTCCACGTACCAGTCGAGAAACACGGGGTTAATGGACATCTAAGACAAAAGGGAAAAGTGGCAGAGTTAGCGCTAGGGTATGGTGGCGGTGTAGGTGCTATGAAAGCGATGGACACTAAAGGGGAAATTCCTGAAACGGAACTCCCTGGCATCATCGAAGCATGGCGACAAGCTAGTCCACGAATTACGAGATTTTGGAAAGATGCAGACAGCGCAGCAAAGCAAGTAGTGAAAACAGGAGAACCCGTACGAATTAGACAAGGCAATATTAAATTCTTTAAATCGAAAGGCTTCCTGTTTATCGAATTACCGTCAGGTCGAAGACTTGCCTATGCAAGACCTAGACTTGGACTCAACAGGTTCGGTAGTGAATCGATAGAGTATGACGGTATGGATCAGGTTAAGAATACATGGGGCAGGGTTGAGACTTACGGCGGAAAGCTCGTCGAAAACATTGTACAGGCAGTGGCAAGAGATTGTTTAGCAGCAGCGATGTTAAGACTAGCAAAAGCCGGTTACAAAATAGTTGCCCATATCCACGACGAAGTGGTTATCGAAGCGCCAATAGGCGAAGGCAGTTTAGAAGAAGTTATAGATATTATGTGTGAACCTGAACCCTGGAATGAAGGGCTCATATTAAATGCAGCAGGGTTTGAGAACCCTTACTACATGAAGGATTAGGAGGACAATTCTTATGAAACTCTCAAAACAACAAATTCAACAACAACGTGAAGCAATCGATGCTTTATATGAACTTGTAAAAGAAGCGCCAGCAAGTGAGCGTAAAGACTCTGCTATGGCATACTGCGAAGGATGTATCGCCGCTTGTGATTTAGGTCTTAAGGTATTAAACGGCAAGAAAGCAGAGGCTCCTAAGACTGAGGAAACTCCAAAGGCAGAAGAAGCTACGGTTACGGAAGAACCAAAAGTAGAAGAAAAGCCTAAGCGTAAACGTGTATCTAAGAAAAAAGAAGAACCAGTAGAAGAAACCTTGCCTGTAGTTGATGAAGCTCCTGTAGTTGATGAAGCTCCTGTAGTTGATGAAGCACCGGCAGACGAAGACGATTTAGACGATTTAGACGATTTGTTATAAGAAAGGATAGCGCCTTATGAAGGTCTTATTCAATCTACAAGTACAACAGCTGTACGACCTAGTGCGGCGCAAACAAGTAACACCTAACACTCCGGCGAGCCACTACCATGTAGCTTGCGGACACTCCTTCGCTAACCTATGGCCTATGGAGTCAAACGGGTTTGGAATAGTGCCTTGCAGGGAATCAGATGAGTTCTATTGCCCAAGATGTGGGGAGTTGATCCACGCTAAAGGGTTTACTGCGGAAGTTGGATATAGCGCCACCGTTCCTTTATCCCTAGACCTATCAATTATAGATAGAGGTGATAAACTGGACGTGCAATTTGAATACGATACGGTGTATGCCGACGGCGATACAGGGATGATATACAAAGGTTATAAATCTCATGTCATCGATGTGGTACGGTTCGACTTCAAACAAAGAAAAACCTTTATCATACTTAAGAAACGCTCACGCAGTGATGTCGTCGAAGAATCGGCGGTTTCCCCTACGCGTTTAAGCAACAGCCCTTCATCATTAGAGTGGTTCGTAGCCACGCCTGACTGCATGTTACATAATCACCAAGAAGAGCTGAAACGTTTCGCCAAAGTGCTAAAAGAAGTGTTCTTCGAGAAGCTTTCAAAGGCAGTAGGGTATAAAGTTAAATCTATTAGACAAGGCGTACAGGTATCTAACAAGTACGGAGCTCTAGACAACCTACTTCATAACTTAGTATGGAAGTTACAAGCTCCGGATGCACCGGCTATCAATGATAGTCTTAAACGAGACTATGATGACTTCTATAATCGGAAATTCCCTAACGAGACACTTGGTATGGGTAACGTATTAGAGTTAACGATAAAAGGTGATTCCTTTGTAAAGGCCTTAATCAAGGCTCATAACTTGCCTGACACCCGATGGGCTCGAAGGTTACTACACGATAGACCTTTCTTCTATGCGAAGATCATCAAAGTTATGTCTACGTTATTTAAGAACAAGGACTATCAAAAGGCTATGGTCGATGTTATCAAAGATAACTCTGATAATACAAGTTATATTCAGTCTTGGCCTTTATGGCGTAATGACCGCGACTTATCTGTCATTCGTAAGTTTGTTAACATCCTTAGCCATCAATACGGTGAGCGCCAGGCGTTCTTATTCATTAGAAATGCGCCTTCTTATCACGATATCAGAGATACAGCGAATATGTATTTTGAGTTATCAAGAAGCCGTCGTAAAGAAGTTTGGGCGAGCCGGATTCAAGTACGAAGCTTACACGACACAATCTCGAGAATGCAAAAGTTTGACAAAGTAGAAGACGAAATCGTACAGCAACGAAAAGCACATCGTGTGTTAGCTGATATGGTTAACGGCTACCGCTTCATGGCGATTGGTTCTACTCACGGAATCATTGATATGGGTATACAGCTTAATAACTGTGTAAGCTCTTATATCAAGAAAGTAAAAGCTGAAACCTGCGCCATCGTAGGTGTCTATAAATGTAACGAGCCGGTAGCGTGTATTGAGGTTAATCCGAATAGTGATACGGATAACTTCGTAGAGATACACCAGGCTAAACTTAAAAACAATCGTGGCGTATATGAAGACCACGCTATCAATGGGGCAGTTAGTCAGTGGATTACCTCTCACGGATTAAGCGTTCCGGCGTATGTACGAGATATCCAATTTGCGAAGGGAGGAGCGATGTAATATGGATACACAAATCATCATAGCTACGGGCAAAAGTCGCTCCGCCCGTAGCTGGAAGTCTCAGAAAATGACTTGGAGTGCTTTGGCCAATAAATTGGCTGAGCCTACTGTAACGAACGAAACGGCTGCTGAATACGCCAAGATGTCTAAAGCTGATCAAGGCCAAAAGAAAGATGTCGGCGGTTTTGTAGGTGGCTATATTCCTAAAAATGGTAGACGCGTAAGAGGCTCTGTTAAAGAGCGGTACTTGATTACCCTTGATGCGGATAATCCTTGTGAGGACTTTCTATTAGATCTCGACATGGAATTAGGCGGTATGGAGTATGTACTCTACAGTACACACAGTCACACGGATGCTAATCCACGATATCGCGTAATCATACCTGTCGATAGAGCGATGAAGCCTGATGAGTACCAGGCGGTCTCGAGACGGATTGCAGATAATATCGGGATTGAGTCTTTTGACCCATCCACACACCAGGCTGAACGGCTTATGTATTGGCCAAGTTGTCCAAAGGATGTGGAATATGTATATCAACGAGGCGAAGGCAACCTAGTATCTGTTGATCAGTATCTAAGTACATATCGTGACTGGCGTGATACGAGTCTTTGGCCAACATCGGAAAAGGAATCGCAAATCCGCCTTGATGCGGCCAAAAAGCAAGGTAATCCGTTAGAGAAAAAGGGTTTACTTGGTGCCTTTTGTAGGTGCTACAGTATCACGGAAGCGATAGAAAAGTTCCTCCCCGGTGTGTACGAGCCGACACAAGTTGAGGGCCGTTACACATATACGGAAGGTAGCTCAGTTGGCGGTTTAGTTATTTATGATAACGACACCTTCGCTTACTCTAACCATGCGACCGACCCTATCAGCGGTAAACTCGTTAATGCATTCGACTTGGTTCGCATTCACTTATTCGGCGCCAAAGATGAGGGCGAAGACCCTGCGACTGCGGTTACTAAACTGCCTAGCTACAAAGCTATGATAGACTTCGTCAACGAAGATGGCGCAGCACCAATCCTGCTCGATAAAGAACGTATGGAGGATATGGAGTTTGACGATATCACAGATGAAGAAGAGGACTTTTTGTCAAAGCTAAAGCGTGATAAAAACGGTACTCCCGAGTCTGATGTGTTCAACTGTTTGGTGGTACTTAAACATGACCCTGCATTAAAAGGTAAAATCCGTCTTGATGAATTCGCGCATCGGTTAGTCGTGATTGACGATCTTCCGTGGCGAGGTAAGGATGAAACCCCTTACTGGACGGACACCGACGATGCGTGCCTACGTAACTACTTCGCCACAAAATACCTTATCAAGGGTAAAGGTATCATCGACGATGCGCTCCAGGAAGTAACGCAAGATAATAAATTCCATCCTGTACGCCAGTATTTAACCGGCTTAACTTGGGACGGTGAATGTAGAGTCGATACCCTATTTATCGATTACATCGGCGCTGAGGATACCGATTACATTAGGGCTGTTACACGTAAATGGATGTGCGGCGCCATCGCACGAGTAATGGAACCTGGCGTTAAGTTCGATACAGCGATTGTGTTATATGGCTCTCAAGGTTTAGGTAAGTCCCTTATCTTGGAGCGGTTAGGCCGTAAATGGTTTAACAACTCACTTGTTGATATCAAGACCAAAGATGCCCTTGAACAAATCCAGGGTTCATGGATCAATGAACTCGCTGAATTGGCACCTACCTATAAAAACGATAACGAAATCGTCAAGGCCTTTATCAGCCGTACCTCTGACCGTTTCCGTTCTCCTTATGGGAGACGCACCGAAGAGTATCCTCGCCAGTGTGTATTCGCTGGTTCTACTAATAATCTTATGTTCTTAAAGGACCGTACCGGTAACCGACGATTCTGGCCAATTACCGGCGATAAGGACCGCAAGACTAAGAACGCCTGGGAGTTGGCAAATGGAGAAATTGACCAATTATGGGCGGAAGCGTTCACGTATTGGGCGGAAGGTGAACCGCTCGTATTAGAGGGTGAACTCGAAGAAGAAGCCCTTAGAATTCAATTATCGCACACTGAAGGTGGTGAACTCGTAGGCCTCATTGAGGAGTACCTCGAAATGTTACTTCCTGAAGATTGGGAATCAATGGACATCTATGATAGAAGAGATTACGTCGCTAATTATGGCGATGACGATCATTGTGGTTCAGTGCAGCGGGAACGAGTGTGTGCCCTTGAGATATGGTGTGAAGTACTTGGCGGGGACAGGAAGAACCTGCAGAACGCAAAGGCAAGAGAGATTATAGATATCTTACAATCAACTCCTGGATGGAATCCTTACACAAAGGGAACCGGAAAAGCACGTTTCGGCAGGCTTTACGGCCCTCAAAGGGCGTTTATAAGGGAGGGCACAGACCTCCTATCAATTTATAAACGTAATCACGGAAAGTAGGTGTGTCCAATTATTTGAGGTGTGTCCAATTATTTAATAGGTATGAATGTTCGTAAAAATAAATATTCAAGCCTATACATCGATGAATTTTGATATAAGCTAATAATTGGACACACCAAACACGTCTGGACACACTAAGCGGACACGGGCAAAAAGTAGATAACTGCTAATCTAAATAGTAATATGTGTCTAGTGTGTCCAATTATTTATATAAAAATAAAAAAATAAATATATGAATAATTGAGTGTATATATATAAGCGTAAAAAACGCAAATACGCGTATATATATATGTTGGAAAAAAATTGGGCACTTCGGACACACCCCCCCCTATAAATCCAGTAACTACGTGGGTTTATAGGCGTGTCCGAGGGTGTGTCCAATTAATAAATGAGAACGAGGTGAGAACGATAGAAAAAGATATCGAACGTTGGTTAGGAAATCAACTCAAAAAACTAGGGTGCATATATATGAAATTCGTGTCACCTGGAAATGATGGTGTACCTGATCGGATTGTAGTACTCCCTGGGGGCAGTGTTATCTTCGTTGAGTTAAAGGCAACAACCGGTAAGCTGATGGCTAATCAACGAGTTCAGATTTCTAGGCTGCGTAAACAAGGCGCCTTAGTGTTTGTATTAACCGGTATGCTGGACGCTAAGTTATTTTTAGATGATATAGAAAGGGTAATTCATGCACTTTCATCCACACGAGTACCAAGAGATTGCCATTCAACGGATAATTGATAATTCGCATTATGGGCTCTTGCTAGATATGGGCTTAGGCAAGACAATCTCCACGTTAATCGCAATAGAGAAACTTATGTATGATAGCTTTACTATCAAAAAAGTGTTACTTATTGCACCTAAGAAGGTAGCAGAGTCCACCTGGGCGCAAGAAACAGAAAAGTGGAGTGCCACAAGATGTTTAACTGTGGCCAAGGTGCTGGGTTCAGAGAAAGAACGTATACACGCACTCGATAGTGAGGCTGATATCTATGTGATGAACCGTGAAAACGTGCAGTGGTTATATGACTACTATTTCGGAAAACCGAAAAAGAAATTTCCCTTTGACATGTTAGTGATCGATGAAAGTTCATCCTTTAAGAATCCACAGGCTAAACGGTTTAAGGCTATGCGTAAAATGAGACCTCTCTTTAAGCGTATTGTCATTCTAACTGGCACGCCAGCGCCAAATACCTTAATGGATATTTGGGCGCAGATGTACTTACTAGACGGAGGCGACCGGTTAGGTAAAACGCTTACCGAGTTTAGATGCCGCTACTTTACGCCGGACAAGACAAATGGCCACGTAGTATATAGCTACCGATTACTACCAGGCGCCGATAAGGCGATATTTGGTAAAATCCAAGACGTTTGTATGAGCTTAAAAGCTAAGGACTATCTCAAACTACCTGAGCGCATTGAAAATGTAATTACTGTAGAGATGAGTCCTAAAGAATGGGCCCTATATAAAGAAATGGAACGCGAACATGTGCTTAGCTTGGCCAGTGATGACGATGTGAGCGCACTCAATGCGGCAGCACTCGCCGGTAAATTATTACAACTGGCGAATGGGTCCATTTATAACGATGAAGGTGAAATCGTAGTCGTCCATAATGAGAAAGTAGAGCGGTTAAAAGAGTTAGTAGAAACGAATGAAGGAAAACCTATGTTAGTGTTCTATAATTTCAAACACGATCTACAAGCGATTAAGGACGCATTCCCTAAAGCCGTCGAATTGAAGACCGATGATGATGTAGCCGAGTGGAACAGAGGCAAAATCCAAATGCTATTAGCACATCCCGCATCAGCAGGGTACGGATTAAACCTTCAAGCCGGTGGCAATATCATCGTATGGTATGGGCTGACATGGAGTCTTGAACAATACCAACAAGCTAATGCGAGACTACACAGGCAAGGGCAAACACAGCCTGTGATTATCCACCACCTAGTCACTAGGGGAACGATGGACGAGCAAGTCATGAAAGCGTTAGAACGTAAAGAAGCAGGGCAAGATGCCCTCTTAGAAGCTATTAAATATCGTAAAGAATTGTATAAGGAGTAGAGATATGCAAAAGAAATGCAGACGATGCGGAGACACATTTACAGTAAGACCACACGAGGACTATTGTCCTAAGTGTGAAAACGTTATGACACCTCCTGGCGCAGGCGTTAGTAGAGAGTTAACATGCGAAGGATGCGGCACAACCTTTATTCACAAAAAGGAAAAGGCGCAAGGCCGTTGGCCTAAATATTGCCCAGAGTGTCTTCCTAAATACTCTAAGGTGCCTAAGAAGAAAGAAGTGACCGTAGAAACGGTAGAGCAAACTATCGAGGAGCAGGGCGTCGAATTGCCTAAGAAAGAAGATGTCATCAATCATCCTTCGCACTACACACGGGGTAAGATTGAGGTTATCGATTTTATCGAGGATCAACAACTTCCATATCATCTAGGTAATGTTATCAAGTACATCGCACGAGCAGGGCATAAGGGCGATAAACTTGAAGACCTAAAAAAAGCAAGATGGTACTTAGACCGATACATCAATGAGGTAATGCAGCATGAGTGACTATAAAGAGAAGGCGTCGGCGTATCTGCAAGATATTAAACTGATAGCCATACGTATTCAATCACTGCGGCAGGATATTCGTAAACTGCAGTATGATATCATCACCTTATCGGCGATTGATTATTCCAAAGACCGAGTATCCGGTGGTGGTACTCCAGCAGGGCTTGAAGGGGATGTGGCTAGACTTGTTGATACGGTAGATGCCAAGAAACGGGAGATAGCAAAGCTTATTGCTAAAAGAGAAGAAGCAAGGGCTTTAATTGAAAAGGTAGAATGCATACCAGGGCGTATTATATTAGCGCAAGAGTACATTAACGGAGCGTTTCCTAAGAAAGTACAAGCGATGATATATTACGAAAAGAGCAGTTACTTCAATTTAAAAAATAAAGCATTGAACGAATTAGGGGAGCTACTTTCATAGTGGAGTACTTTGGACTGTTTTGGAGTACTTTGGACTTAAATGAACCGACTTGACATAGTATAATGTAGTTGTGAAAGGTGTCCTTAGTCATCTAACACAAATCCTCTCTTATACACAACTCAGCAAAAAGCACGGTGATGACGACCGTGCTTTTTGTTGTATGTAGCATTGTAAATATAGGGGCCCCTATTTATGATGTAGGCGATCGCGTAAGCTAAGGAGAGGGAATATGTAAAAATGAAATTTACTGCACAATGAAACCAGGGCGAGCCGAATATGTCCACATTTTTAAAGCTTATACATTATGAGCTCGCCCTGTATCGTTGTACGCTGACATCTGATGACTAGACTATAAGTCCTCCAACAACTATATAGCCTAACAACAACCAACTAGTCATCGGGTTTGAGCGTACAAATGTATTAAAGGTGAAAAGGTATGAGCACAGAAGTCAAATGTATTAAACGTAAATGCCTGAATAATAAAAACGGCGTTTGCAATGCGCAACTAATTGAATACGATGGCCTGTGTCAAACTTATATCACACATGGCCACGCACATAAAAGTAATTGTGGATTATGCACTCGTTCTCACGGCCGATTTAAGAGAAACAGCCGTGATGTATTAAGATAGCCAGGAGGTGAGATAGTGGCCGAGTTAAAGAACAAGAAACACGAAAAGTTTTGCAATGAGTACATCAAGGATATGAATGCGACACAGGCCGCTATTAGAGCTGGCTATTCCGAAAAAACAGCAGGTGCGCAAGCATCTAAATTGCTTAAAATAGTTAACATCAAAACAAGGGTTGCTGAGTTACGAGAGGCTTATTTAGACGAAAACATCATGACTGCTAAACAGGTTGAGTATGAGTTAACAAGAATTGCCCTGGGGCTCTCAAATGAAAAACACGTCGTTATCGAAGGTACAGGCGACGGATACTCCGAAGCTCGAATTATCGATAAACCACCTGACGAGAAGTCAAGACTGAAAGCACTGGAGCTAATGGCTAAACGACATAGAATACTCAGTGGTGATACAACTATCGATATTAAGCCTGTAATCATCGTAGGTGGTGACGATATTGCAGACTAACAGAGTGTACTTGCCTGATATCGTAGGTAAGGGATACGGTGCTTTTTGGCGATTCAAAGGACGCTATAAAGTAGTCAAGGGTAGTCGTGCCAGTAAGAAGTCCTCTACGCAGTCTCTAAAAGTCATTATGGAGATAATGGAGAACCCTTGTATAAACTGGCTAGTCGTTCGTAAGACAGAACGGACTTTGCGTGACAGTTGTTTCGCGCAGCTTAAATGGGCTATGCGCCAGTTGAGAGTGGAGCGTTATTTTAAATGTTCCGTATCGCCACTTGAAATAACGTACATTCCGACCGGCCAGAAAATCTTATTTCGTGGTCTCGATGATCCTTTAAAGGTTACATCCATTACTGTAGAAGTTGGTGCACTGTGTAGGCTATGGATTGAAGAAGCTTATGAGATTATGAGTGAAGATGCATTCAACAGACTGGATGAATCTATTCGTGGTCAGTTACCCAAAGGGATGTATCACCAGGTAGTATTAACCTTTAACCCGTGGTCTGATAGGCACTGGTTAAAGAAACGCTTCTTTGATGAACCTAGCAAAAACGTGCTAGCCATGACTACGAATTACCTATGTAACGAGTTCTTGAGTGACTCTGACTTAGTACTGTTCGAAGAGATGAAGAAAAACCCTAAGCGGTACCAAGTAGCAGGGCTCGGCAACTGGGGCGTTGTTGAGGGCCTGGTTTATGAAAACTGGAAAGAACAAGAGTTCAGTATTGATGAAATACGCAAGCTACCAGGGGTCAAAGCTATATTCGGCTTGGATTTTGGTTATACTACAGACCCGACAGCTCTCTTCTGTGGTGTCGTTGATTCTGCAGAACGACGACTGTATGTGTTCGATGAGCTCTACGAACACGCTCTCACTAACAGTGCAATAGCTGAACGAGTAAAGCGTTTGGGATATGCGAAAGAGACTATTATTGCTGATTGTGCCGAGCCTAAAAGCATAGCCGAGTTGAGAGGATTTGGATTGACTCGAACTCGGGCATCTAAAAAAGGTGCAGATAGTATTCTGAATGGTATACAGCGCATCCAGGATTATGAAATTATAGTGCACCCTAGATGTGTTAACTTTCTTACAGAAATCAGCCAATACCAATGGGGGAAAGATAGATTTGGTAAGTATACAGGCAAGCCTGAAGATGAAAATAACCATTTAATGGATGCTATGAGGTATGCATTTGAGAAATTTGCTGTGGTTAAATCCATCAATTCTGATATTTATTAGGAGGAACTTCATTATATGTTTATTACAAACGAACAGAAGTATGCATACCAGTTATTACATGATGCGTACTATGGGTCTGGGTTATTCTCTTTAGGTCGTGGTTTAAAACAGCATCCAAGAGAAAGCATAGACAATTATAATTTCCGTAAAAAGTTATCAAGCTATTCTAATCATACAGCAGCAATTATTAATGCGAATGTAGATCCTATCTTTAATGATGACATTCGAAGAGAGTATAAAGAAACGGCTAAATTCAAAGTGTTTTTAAAAGATGCAGATCGATTAGGCACATCATTACAAGAATACATTCAGCAACAAGCTTTGATTGCCAAAATGTATGGTGTTGTGTATGTCATTGTTAACAATGAAGCAGAATTTGGTGAAAGTTTGGCTGATAATATACGTGATAGACGGTTACCGTATTTAACTTCAGTTGAACCTGGTGATGTGACTGGTTGGAAACTGGATGACAAAGGTCGAATAATTAGATTCGAATATAGAACGATTATTACTGATGATAATGGAGGTAGTTCAACAGTATATTATGAATGGACAGATACAAAATGGACTATTCGTGATAAATGGCGAGGCATTATTAATGAAGGTGAACATGGGTTAGGACGTGTCCCTGTAGTGCAATGGTTTGGCCGTAGCACTAAGAAAACAACTATATTGCCGTATCCAGAGTTCTATTCGTTAGCACAAAAGAACTATAGAGTCTATCATCTTGATAGTTTATTGACACAGATTTTGAACTCTCAAACATTTTCTACTTTAACCATGCCATCCGATGAAGGAATAGAAGACTTAACCTTGGGCGTTAACAACGTACTACTATATCCATCAGAGGCTAGTCATCCGCCTGCTTTTATTGCTCCAGATAATGGGCCGGCACAAATTATCATGCAAGAAAAGGAAGCTGAAATTAAAGAAATGTACCGCATAGGTGGTGTTGATTCTGTAGTAGGGGTTCAGCAGGAAAAATCAGGGGTTGCTAAACAGTGGGCGTTCAAAAGAACAAATCAACGACTAGCAAACTTCGCTGTACAGTGTGAAAATGCAGAGAAAGCTATTATTGCATTATATGAATTGTGGACTGGCGAGCAGTTGAATTATAAATGCGAATATCCAAGGGACTTTGACATTAATGATGTAGCTGATTGCTTATCTCAAGGACAGCAAGCCCTTGATTTAGGGTTTAAATCTAAAACATATTATGTTGAAGTGCTTAAACGGATACTTGATGGCTATATGCCTAACGTTGACGGCAATGTATACGATGCCATTGTTAAAGAAGTAGAGAATACTGCAGATCAAGAATTGATGGATAGAACGTATTCTAATCTAAATAATGACGAGGATGTAGATGTAGATGAATAAGGCAACAGAGCGTGTTATTCGGAAATTAATTGATCAGTTTGAAGATGAATTACACAGATTGCTAGAAGACGGATATAACCCAAGAGTAGCAGTTAAAAAAGCCTATAAGAAGGTCCCAATCATGGAAGCTATGAGGGGGACATTGGTCGATGAGTTAGTGGCTGAATGTGCACGTGGATATGGTGTTGATGTAGGAGTAACAGGTAGTGCGAATAAAAATGCCATTATATCTGGTATGCCTTATAAGTTTGAAACCATATCAAAGGCCATGCAGAAGGCGTGGGCTCCAGACGGACTGAATTTATCCAAACGACTGCACAACGCATCCTTAGCCGTGAAGCGTGAAGTAACCAATACTATTCAAGATGCAATAGTAAAAGGTGAACACACAATGGAAACCGCAAAAGCTTTATTTGATGGTTACGGTAGTGAAACTATTATTTCAAAAGCTGAAATACCAATATTCATAAAACGTATTAATCGATTAAGTATCGTGCTTCCTACAGATAAGATGGGGCGTGATGTTGTAAAACATCAAATCAGAAAAGTACGATATTTAATCGAACAACGCACAACACCTGGGATGAGAGCTGCATATAGCGAACTGATGGATGTAATCGAAAAAGGAAATGCCGCAGCCGTTAATCGTGCGGTGTACGTTGCAACTCAAGAAAAGGCAAGATATCATGCAGAGCGCATTGCGCGGACAGAACGAGCGAGGGCATATGCTGAGGGGGAAATTGCAAGACATTTAGATGATCCTGATGTGGTAGCCTTTCGGTGGCGAATGAGTTCGAGTCACCCTATTGTCGATATTTGCGATGTATATGCTAACGCAGATTTATATGGGTTAGGCCGTGGAGTGTATCCAAAGGATAAGTTCCCACATTTGCCAGCACATCCACATTGCCTTTGTCGCATTATGCCAGTTATCGATGGCATGATTAATAATACTGTTGCAAAGCCTAATGTAGAAGCCGGGGGATTGTCATATTTAAAGACCTTGAATAAAACAGAACAAGAACAAATATTAGGGGTAAATGGACGCAACTTAGTAATGAATGGGCATATATCGTGGACTGAAAAAGCTAGGGGGTGGAGTGGAGATGTTTTTAAACGCAGACTCCCGGTGATTGAGAGTCTAAAAGACTACATAAAAGATGGTAAAGTTCGTGTCGAAGAAATCTCAAAACGGAAAGATGGCGAAATTAAAGAAGATGTCAAAGCTCGCATTATAGACTATATTAATTCTCCATATTTTAATAAATCATATGTAGCTCGGCAGAGCATGCATGTAAAAGATGGTAAGCTATATGATGCCTCAAAAAATAAAAGCTATTACGATGTCGAACCATCACATTCTGATGTATTAAAGGCAATAAGAGTTGGGGCGAATAATGGAGGAATAGGGTTTACGCGTAATGGCGATTGGAACCATAAAATACTAGTTGATATATCCCCACATATTGGGTATGATGTACATGAGAAGACAGGCGCGAAACGGAGCACTAGTTTTGCAACTGTGCATGTATCTAATAAAGGCATTCATATTGTACCGAAGGGAAGTGAACGAAAATGACAGAAGAAGAATTGCGTAGACGATATGATGAAATCAAATCAGAAAATATTGAAGTCATATTCGTTGATGGAGATACTATGAAAGGCAAATTATTGGGATATACATCTAGCGTAAATAATGAGCCAGACGAAGCGTCTATAGACGTTGGTGAATATGAATTGTATGCCAGTGAAATCGTAGAAATACGAGAAATTTAAAACTTAATTTAACCAATCAAGCACTTGCTTATGCAGGTGCTTTTTATTTGCCTTTTTAGTATTGCAGGCGTAAAAGAACAAGACCGCGGTCGTGAGGTGTGGCTCACGAAAATAAAGCGAAGAGGGAAAGTTTATTTTACAGGAGGTCATACAGATGACAAAAGAGGAACTAATTAAGTTAGGGTTAACGGAGGAACAAGCAGAGGCAGTGACTAAGGATTATGGTGAAAACTACGTTTCCAAGAGTCAATTTAATGCCAAGAATGATGAGGCGAAAGCAGCAAAAGCGGCAAAAGAAGTCGCCGACCGTGAGCTTGCTGATGCGCAAGGCAAGCTAGAAAAAATCACCTCTACAGGGATTAAAGATGATGCAGGTATTGTAGCTATGCAGCAACGGATTAAAACCCTGGAGGATTCTGTAGAGGCCGAGCGTAAAGCAAGAGAAAATGCTGATGCACAACGTGTACAGTCTGAAATTTCTGCAGCCGTGGTTGATTCTTTGACGAAGCGTAACGCTATGGATCCTAAGGAATTTTCAAAGCTGATTGTTGGTAACATCAAAGTCAACGAAGATGGTACTTATGGATATATTAAGCCTGATGGTACTAGCGGAACTGTTGACGATTGTGTAGATGAATGGCTAAAAGGTAAGGATTATGCAATTAAAGATGTACAAAAACGCGGAAGTGGTTCAGGCACAAGCGGTGCAGGAAGCAACAATTCTGGCAGTAATAAGCCAGTAGGTTTAAAGGGGGCCGTAGCGGCTGCTATTGATGCTCAATAAATTTTATAAATTCTAAAAACGGAGGAATAAACTAATGCCAATTACATTAGCTGAAGCAAAACTTAACGTACAAGACGATTTACAAATGGGAGTTATTGATGAATTCCGTAAATCGTCTTTTTTATTTGAAAACTTAACATTTGATGATGCTGTATCTCCTACTGGCGGTGGCGGTACTTTAACCTATGGTTATACTCGATTATTAACACAACCAACTGCAGATTTCCGTGATATTAATGCTGAATACACACCTAAAAGTGTAACTCGTAAACGTCATACTGTTGATTTGAAAGTATTTGGCGGATCCTTTGAAATCGACCGTGTAATCGCTAAAATGGGCGGTATTGTTGATGAAGTAACATTACAAATCGAGCAAAAGGTCAAGGCTGCAACTGCATTGTTTAATGACACAGTTATTAATGGCGATACTGGTACCAACGCTAAAGCATTTGATGGTTTAGACAAGGCGCTTTTAGGTTCTTCTACTGAATATACACCTACAGCAGCTATCGATTTGTCTGATAGTGGTGCTATTGATGCAAACTACAAGACATTCTTAGACCAACTCGATGAATTCCTTTTAGGCTTGGATGGTGCGCCATCTGCTATTATGGGCAACTCTAAATTGATTGCTAAAATTCGAGCAGTAGCTAGACGTTCTGCGATGTACTCTACTCAATTAAATGAATTCGGGCAACAAGTTGAATATTACGGCATTACACCATTAGTTGACCTTGGTACCAAAGCTGGTAGCAATGATCCTGTAGTAGGTATTAATGGTCAAGGTGAAACTTCTTTATATGTCGCACGCCTTGGCCTCGATGGTTTCCACGGCGTATCTCTTGCGGGCGATAATGTGGTTAACTTATGGCTCCCTGACTTCACTTCTTCCGGAGCTGTAAAGAAAGGCGAGGTCGAAATGGTTGCCGCAGTTGCATTAAAAGCATCTAAAGCTGCAGGTGTATTCCGCAAAATTAAAGTTAAATAAGGAGGCCTAATATGCCGATTATAAAATCTCCAGTGTCTGATTATACAGGACAAACTGGCAATGTTACTTTTGTTAATGGCGAAGGATTTACTGAAGATGCCAACCACATTGAATGGTTTAAAGAGCACGGCTATGAAGTTGTGGAAGATAAACCTGTAAAGGAACCTAAAAATACAACCCCAAATGCTGATAAAGAGCCTAAGGATAAAGAGCCAAAGGATGAGGGCCCTGAGGATAAAACCTCAGGTAAGGGTTCCAGTAAAAAATAATTGCTATGAATAGCTTGGAAATATTTAACAGGCGTATTCAGCAAGCGGTAAAAGCTAGTACTATATTGGTTCGAGATAGCGCACAAGAACAACATAGATATGCCACTAAAACAGGCAATCTTGAAAAGGCGACAGACTATCGAATCACAGATAGTGGTATGCAAGGGGTAGTATTCCTAGACAGTAATGTTGCGAAATACGCTCCTTTTGTTCATGAAGGTACAGCTGCACACTTGATACGCCCTAAAAATAAGACAATATTACGATTCGTCCCTAGAGGAGGAAATGGCTTTATTTTCGCAAGAAAAGTGTTCCACCCAGGAACAAAAGCGGATCCATTCTTATATGATGCATTGCGCAGGAATATCGAGAATATCACTGATATATTTGCTAGATATACGGATAGTGCAGTAGAGGATGTAACACAGGGGTTTGTTAAAAAAGGATACACTATAAAAGTTAACATGTAAGGGGTGACGTATGCTTTATAAAACCGAGGAAATGGATGAGCTATTCGTCGATGAATTGCTAGGACCTGAGGTAACAGAAGGTGCTGTTAAAAAAGCAGAGCAATGGTTGTATGCGTTGGCTGACCGGTTAGGTGTCGCAGAAGATAAAGTAATCAGAAGTTTTATTACTGATGAGTTGGTGCTTGCTTACATCTATCGTGAGGTCTGTTTAAATAAAGCATACGCATTGCCAGGTAGCTATACCAACAATGGGTCCACAGATGATTTCTACTCTAAAAAGCTAGAATATTATGAGGCTAAGATTAGAATGTTAGAATCTAAAATCACACCTGGACAATTAACAGGCAACCCTACAGAGTACAAAGGATATCGTTCTGTTGAAATCTATAGGGGGTAATATGTGGCTAGAATTAATGCAACATATTAAATCTACTATCGATAATAGCGGAGCTGCATTTAATGTCATGCTAGGTGCTATGCGACCACAAGCAGCAAAGGTCGATGAAAATGGGGTTATTATGGTTATTCGTGGGGAAACTACGAGGGGAGATAACTCTATTCAGTCTGAATTGCAACAAGAACTTTATATCGAGGTTTGGGGGCGTAACGATAACCCAGATTTGGAGGTCGGTTACGAATTAATAGCCAAATTGGAAGATAGGTTCGAGGCAATTATTAATGATCTACGCAAACGTTGTGGTGAATTAGACGAAACTGCATGTATATTACAGAACACTGGCTATCAGATTATAGATTTAGTTTGTACAAGTAAAGTTGGCGACCATGATAGTGTACGGCCTTTAGTTGGTACGCAATATCGCTTTATGGTTCGCCTTATTGATTTAAAAGAGAAAACTAACGGAGGTATTTTCTAATGGCACCAGCTGCAACACCAAAAAAATTATACAAACCGGCTCAAACCGCAATGCCTACTGCCGGCAAAAATTATCTTATTTACTTAAATGTAGGCACTGACGAAACTACGAATGCTGAATGGCTTATCTTGGGCGGTCAACGTAGTGGCGATGTATCTCGAAAAGCTGATAGCATCGATGCATCTAGTAAAGACAGTGGCGGTTGGAAAGTTACTATTCCGGGCCAAAAAGAATGGTCTATCGACCTTGAAACACTACTCATGCCAAATGAAGAAAGCCTTGTATTGCTTGAAAAAGCGTTTTTGAATGATGAAAAAATTCATTTAAAATTTGAATATCCTGACAAGTCTTACATGACTGGCTATGCATCTTGTACAGAGTTGTCTTTAAGTACACCACACGATGATGTGGCTACATACAAAGGCACTTTGAACGGTGCAGGTCCATTGTCTGAATTGAAAAAAGCCTAATTAACTATTTATAAGGAGCGTGTTTTAACATGAAAAAAATTAATTGTGATCTATTCGCTATGGGCGAAACTATCTATTTCAACATTGGTCGTATTGCTGAGTTGGAACAGCTATGGGGCGAGCCTATCTTTAAAGCGGTACAAAGTGGCACAATGACGTTTAATCAGCTTATCACTGCATTGGTTGTAGGTATGAAACACCACGGCAAAAAGCGTGATTACATCTATTATCAAGACAAACTACAAGAACTCTTTGACGAGGGCACAGTCCAATATGCCGACCTTGTACAGTTGATTGTACAAGCCCTTATTGGCAGTGGTGTATTTGGTAAAGCTGCATATTACGCTTTATTCCCAGATGAGGCCGATGAGCAAGCACGCTCCGAGGTTGAGGCTGAAAACGAAACAAAAAACTAAGAGGGGGCGACACCGCCCCCTCTTTTAAAGTATGGATAACTAAGGCCGAACGCATGGCGTATGGTCCGCTTAATCTTAAACCGTGGGAATTCATGAATTTAAGCCCTATGGAATATTACAAACTTGCCGAGGGTTATGAGTTAAGAACGGAAATAGAGGACCGTAAGCAAGCGTATTTTGCGTGTCTAATGACAAATGTACATATCGCAGGCAAAAGAAAGCTAACTGTCGAGGATATTATGAAACAATTACATCCAATGACATTGGCTAAACGCAAAAACGAAGAAAAGTTATTCATGGAAGAATTCAGACAAGAGGGAGGTGAGATATAGCATATGGCCGAAAGTCAAATTAATGTCAAAATTGTTGGTTCGTCTACTGGTGCGGAACAGGCACTTGATAGAGTGGCAAAGAAAGCGGAGCAAGCACTAGGCAAAAGCGTTTCTAATTCGCTTGATAGCGTAAGAAATAAAGCTCAAAAGGTCTTTGGGGTTGAAATTCCGGGGCTTATGAACGCTGCAAAAGCTGGTGCTGCATTCGCTGGTGCTGCGATTGGCATTGAGGCAGCCGGTAGGGCGTTAAAAGATATGGCCGTTAGTGCGGTCAAAACAACGGACCAATTAACGCAATTAAGGGCTCGTATTGATCTTATTAACGATGGCAGTCAAAGTACTGCCGAAATTATGGATAAGGTATTTTCTGCCGCCAATCGTTCACGTGGTAGCTTTTTAGACATGGCTGATAGTGTGGCAAAACTAAACTTGTTAGCAAAAGACGCTTTCACCTCCAACGATGAGGCCATTTATTTTGTTGAACAGCTAAACAAGCAATTTAAGATTGCCGGTGCAGGTGTACAAGAAACTACATCCGCCATGTATCAGTTAACACAAGCGATGGCAGCAGGTAAGTTACAGGGCGACGAATTCCGTTCCATTATGGAAAATGCTCCGATGTTGGCACAAAGTATCGCACAAGAAATGGGGCTATCTGTAGGGCAATTAAAAGAAATGAGCTCGCAAGGTCTTATTACTGCCGACATTATTAAGAACGCCTTATTCGCAAGTGCAGAAGAAACAAACGCAAAATTCGCAGAAATTCCTATGACATTCCAAGATATAGGAACTAAATTGCAGAATGATCTTATTGCAGCATTTCAACCTGTAATGGAGGAACTGGGCAATATGACAAGTTCCGATGCATTTATGAGCGTGTTAAACGAATTGGCGTTTTCCTTTAAAGTAGTAGCTGCAGCTGCACAAGTATCAATCGCTATTATCAAGGGTGCGTTTAGTGGCTTGGGTGTTGTGATAACTACCATTAAAAATATCGTATCTAGCTTTGTGCAGTTGTTTGTTACGTCCATGCCTTTGATTACTGCCGCTATTATTGGCGTGAGTGCTGCGTTCTTGGCACAAAAAGCCATTATAGCAAGTCATAATACAATGCTTGCTTTATTGACTGTTCGCACAACTTTGGTTACTGCTGCAAGCGTAATCTTGGGCGGTGCTATTGGTGCGGTAGGTCTTGCGTTTGGTGCCTTTAGGGCTATTGCAATGACTACACAAGCCGTAATTATGGCTATTAGGACTGCGAATATTGCTAGTGCGGTTGCAATGGGCGTGGCAAAGGTGGCTACACTTGCATTGAGTGGTGCTACAGCAATTCTTAACGCAATCATGATGGCAAACCCTATCCCTATATTTGTAGGTGCATTAATGACACTTGTCGCTGTATTTGGTCTTTCTAGGGCTGCGGCAGGTGGCTTTAGTGAAACGCTGAGTGAAGTATTTTCTACTATCGTACATACAGCCGTTTGGGGTGTTAACAAGATTATCGAGGCATTGAACTGGTTAATCGCCAAACTCAACAGCGTTGGTGATAAAGTGGCCAAATTCTTTGGTGGCACATTTACTGCTATTCAACAAGTAGACACCATTTCTGCTGATACTGCACAAAGTATCGTCAATACTGCCGGTGATATTATGGGCCAAATTACATCAGGCTTATCCGGTGGCGGTGGTGATCTTGATGTCGGAGGTGGTGGCGGTGGAGGTGCTGACACTGGCTCCGGTAAAGGTGGCAAAGGCGGTGGCGGTGGCCACGGCAAGGGTGAAGATCTAGCGAAAGAGGCTAAACAAATTCACGAAAAAATCTTGCAGTCATTCTTAGAAATGCAAGGCAATCAAGTAGAGTTAATCGAACTTCAATACAAAAAGGAGCGAGAGGAGCTTGAAAAATCAAAAACCGCTAATGAAAATTACCACGAGGACTTGAAACTACTTGATGAAGTTTATGCAGAAAAGCGTATCAAGGCGAAACAAGAGGAAATGGAAAAACTGCGTGCCATTGAAACTGGTATTCGTGATATGCAACAAGAATTCGCTTTTAAAACTTCCAGTAAGGATAGTACAGGCAACGTATCTCCTGCCGTTCAGTTGGCAACAGATTACGCCAACGCCATTGATGAAGTCGAGGACCGTTATGCAAATATGGTTAATGAATTCATTAAAATGGATAAAATGCAACAGCAACATCATATTGATATGCTTAAACAGAATAACATTGAATTCGAGATGAGTGCTGACGGTCAAATTTCTTATGAAAAAAGAAAAAATGAGGAATTATTAGCGGTACAAGATGAGTATGCCAAAAAGGCATTACAACAACATACTGATCTAGTTAACGAAAAGCATGAAATTGAGGAGGCTATGCGTACTCAGAATTTCGAGGGCTTACAAACTGCGTTGAACGATGAATATGTTGCTATGCAGCAAAACTATGACTTACGAAAAGCATTGTTAGAAGAATATAAAGAGGCTACAATCGACGCTCATTGGAACGGTCAACAATTATTGTTTGACGCTCTAAACGCTGGCATAGATAGCATGCAGAGTGGCATTTCAGGTCTTATTCAAGGAACAACAACTTTAATGGGAGCCATTCAAAATATTGGCAAGGCAATTTTAAAAACTATTGCAGATTTTATTGCCAGTTGGATCGCCGCTATGGTTAAAAAGGCCGTATTTGGTAAAATGCTACAATCACAAGAAACTGCAAGCGGTATTGCTGCGGCTAACGCTCAATATCCGGCATGGTCTGCATTGGCTCAACAAGTTAGTATGGCGACATTTGGTGCTAGTGCTGCGGCTGGTATGGCTGCATGGACTGCTAATACTACCGCAGGAGCAGGGCTTTCACTTGCTAATGGTGCGACAAGTTTTGCATCCTTAGGATCCGCAAAATTAGACTTACCTAAAATGGCAAACGGTGGTGTGGCTTATGGCTCCACTTATGCTGAAATTGGCGAGGGCAAGTACAAAGAGGCTGTATTACCTTTAAGCGAAAGCACATACGATGAAATGGGTGCAGGTATAGCACGTGCCGGTGGTGGTGCTACTGGTGGCATTACGTTCAACGTATCCGCTATGGACGCTCATTCGTTTGGTGATTGGTTAGAGAATTCGGCAGGTCGTTCTTTACGACAATTTTTAGTTAATCAAAATAGGGAATTTGTGGCTACGGAGGGTACATGGTAATGGCAGATTTATTGAAATTTCCGGACATTAGAACCCTTGCATGGAAGTCTACAAAGGCTCAAAAGTGGGACACTAAAATCAAGCGTACTGGGAGCGGTCGAGTGCGAACCATGACGACATGGCAATATCCTCAATATACTATTACAACAGAATTTGCAGTACTAAGCCCAGAAGAACATAAGCGTCTTATGGGCTTTTATGCATCTGTTAAGGGTGGTACTATTCCGTTCTTATGGTTAGATCCCGAGGACCATGAGGAGAAAGGCGTAAGGCTTGGAACTGGTGCTCAAACTGAATGGCAAGCAGTTCGCTTGTATGGTGATTTTAGGGAACCGGTCGCACATATTGAAAAGCTCAAATTATATGCTAATGGCTCACCAGTAAGTGCAGTATCGGATAAGGGTGTTATTAGATTAGCACCAGGGGTAAGAGTGGCACCTACTGCCATTATTACTGCTGACTACACATATTATTGGAAAGTCATGTTCAGTGGCGACTATACGGACGAGGCCGTTTTTAAAGACGTATTCAAGTCTAAATCGTTTAAATTGGTTACAGTGAGGTGATTATAAATGAAACAAGTTAGCGAGGCTTTAAACGTTCATTTAAGCAACTCACAGACATTCGTATCTTGCGACTTGTACGAGTTAAGGCTTAAAAGTGGTATCTCATACTACTGGGCCGATACTGATATTGATGTTAGCTATGGCGGAAACACATACAAGGGCGATGGGCCAATTATTGTGCGTGAAAAGATTTCTACAACCAGTACGGTTAGCGTTGATAAGTTAAACGTTACAATAACTGCTAATCAGTCCGACCAAATTGGTGGTATTCCTGTTTTAACAGTCGCCCATAATGGTGGCTTGGACGGTGCTACGTTAAATTTGCGGCGTGCTTTCTTTGACGATAAAGGGAATGTAATCGAATGTATTGATCTATTCAAGGGTATTTGTGAGGTTAGTCAGGGTGGTGGCTTTGCGTTAAAGATAAATGCAAAATCAGTAGTCCAAAGGCTTAATATTGAATATCCGAATAGACGATACTATCCGCAATGTCCTTATTCTGTGTATTCCAAAGAATGTGGTGTCGATATTACTAAATATCGTAAGCGTGTTACTGTTACTGCGGTGATTGGTAATAATCACGTACAAATTGATACTTCATTCGAAAATGGCTTTTATACAGCCGGTGGCATGGAATGGATAAGCGGACCATTATCAGGGCAAGCAACTCAAATTATGGATAGTGCTACGAACTCTATTATTTATATGAGTGCTACGAATACAACGCCTAATGTTGGCGATGTGGCGTATATCTATCCCGGGTGCGATAAAACACCTGCAACTTGCAAGGCTAAATTCAATAATTTTAGTAGAAACAGGGCGACACCTTATGTTCCATTAAAGGAGACGATACGATGAAATTGACAACAGGTGAAATGATCGCCGAGGCTGCAAAAAAGTGGATAGGCACACCGTATCAAAACAATACTATGGTTCATGGTGTTGGTGTCGATTGCTCCTATTTGTTAGTTGCTGCGGTAGTTGATAGTGGCCTAATGAAACGTGATGAGCTAGAAATAGAGAATTATTCTAACGAATGGCATTTACATCGTAGCGAAGAAAAGTATTTGAAATACGTTCAAAAAGTAGCTGACGAGGTTCCTATTAATGATATTCGTATAGGTGATTTCTTACTTTACCAATACGGACGTTGCATTTCTCATGGTGCAATCTATGTTGGCAATAATTTAGTTGTACATGCGTTTGTTGATCTAGGGGTTATCTATTCATCTATCGACGATGTATTATTCTATGACGCAAAGGGCAAAAGTCGCTTACGTGCGGTTTATAGGTTTAGAAAAGGGGGTAAATAATGGGCTTTCTATTTAATCGAGGGCGGAACACTACTAATCGTGCTGATATGATTTCCGACTTCATGATTAATACTGCCTCATATGGTGAGGTCGTGCCGGAAGTACTAGGCACTACACGATTAAGTGGCAACATTATTTATTATGATGATTTCACCCCTCATGAACATAAAACCACTACACGTACTGGCAAAGGCGGTGGCTCTAAGCATACTGAAATAACCTACACATATACAGTCGCATGTGCGATTGGCTTATGTGAGGGCCCTATACAAGGTATAGGCAAGGTATGGCGAGACAAGGAAATATACGATTACCCTAATGAAAAAATCGAGCTTACCGCCTATAAAGGTGATTATGGACAAGCTCCGTGGCCGTATGTAATTTCTAAGCATCCGGAAAAGGCGTTGCCTTATAGTGGTCTAGCTTATATGGCAGGCGTGGTTGATTTAGGCGAACGAGGAAGTCTACCGCAATACAACTTTGAAATAAAAGGGAAATTGCTAGAAACTGGGGACGGTGTAGACGTCAACCCAGCTGACTATATCGTGCATGTATTAAAGTCAATCGGCATTGATGATGTTAATATTGACGGCTTGGAACACTACAGGGAATATTGCAAGGCAGCAGACATTCTTATTAGTACGCCACCAGATAGCAGAAGTTCAAAGGCTCAAACTGTAATTAATGATATAGCTGAGATTACAAATAGCCTTGTCTTTTGGTCTACTGATAGGCTTAAAATCGTGCCATTAGCCGATAAACCTATAGGAACATGGAGCCCATACAATCAAATTCAATATAACTTAACTGCTGATGATCTTATTCCGGCTAGCGATGGACAGTTAGTTATCTATAAGCGGAAAGATAGTTCAGAAAGTTATAACCAAGCTACTGTTGAATTTATTAATCGCTCTAACGGTTACGAGAAAGAGACAGTTGCTTTCGAAATTGTGGCAGATGTGCAAAAGAATGGTTTAAAGCCAGCCTCCAAGAAGTCTGCACATTATCTATATACTAAGGCTAGGGCACAATACTATGCAGAACAGTTAGCCATGAAACGTCTATATGCTAAAAATCAATATACGTTCCGTTTAGATTGGGCTTTCTGTAGATTAGAACCGGGCGACCTTGTTACACTTACTGACGAATTATGTGGCCTAAATAAACAGATAGTCGTTATAACTTCTGTATCTGAGGCAGCAGACGGACAGTTAGAAATAACTGCGGAGGGTAAACCACCCGGCACGTATGCTCCGGCTAAATACAATGTGCATGAGAACGAGCGACCATTTATCGATTATAACCAAGCTGCACCAAGCGTTAATGATGTTGCTATATTTCAGACGGTTGGCGATGTAGGGGGCAATCAAATATTTGTTGGTGTTAACGCTCCGAGCGGTTGGGGTGGTTGCTCCGTATGGGTATCCGATAACGGTGAAAATTATCGACGTATAGGATCCATTACACAACAAGCCAGAATGGGTAAACTGAAATACGGCTTTGCTCAAAATGGCGATTTCTGTAATGTGTTAATCAATCAAGGCGTTTTAAAAAGTGGAACACACGTCGATGCTGAACGTGCCAACACGTTATGTTGGATAAATGGCGAGGCGTTGAGCTATGAAACTGTTGAAACTCATCCGGATAATTGGTATACGTTACGAGGTTTAGTGCGTGGCCAATATGGAACTAACGCTATTAATCATGGTGCGAATGAAAGGTTCGTTCGTGTAGACGAGGCTTTATTCCATTATCCGTATCGTAAAGAGGATATTAACAAGACGGTATATCTAAAGTTCACTTCCCTAAACGTATTTGGAAGTAACGAACAGGGGCTTGATGAAGTAAGGGAATATCAGTATAAGATAGTGCCTTATTATATCCCAGAAGTGAATAATTTAACGTTATTTACTAAGTACTACAAGATAGGCAACGGAGTATTATCCTTTGATGTGGTGGCTCAATTTGATACACCTCAAATTAATAGTTTTGATACGGTCGAATTGTGGTATCGTGAGGGCAATGCAGCATGGAAATATGGCGGAAATGGTAACGGTCAAATCTCTATTAGTGGTTGCGAGCTTGGACATACTTACGAAGTGAAAGCTATCGTTAAGGACGTGCATGGAAACACTTCGCAAGGGGTTACAAAGTCCATTACTGTTGCTATGAAAACGGAAGTTCCTAATGCACCGCAAGGCTTTTCTATTACCTTTAGCGATAAAGCCAATTTTAACTGGCTTGAAGTCCGTAACGCTGACGTTGATTTTTATGAATTGCGTTTAGATACACGAACAGGCCAAACAGATGGCTTGATTGGTAAAAGCAATAATACTACTTATAGTGGCATGCTGCGTGAACGTAGTGGCAAAGTATATTTGTACGCTCATAACCCATCAAAAGGCTATGGGGCACCTGCCGAGTTGACTTACAACGTGCCTGCTCCACCTAAACCAACTAACGTAAAAGTTAGTGGCAATCTAAATGGCGTAGGGGTTATATTCCAATCTATTCCAGCCGGTTGCAAGGGGGCTAATGTCTACGTTGACAATACTGTATATTTCACATCAACGAATGTAATGAACATTCCTTTAGAGGCCGGAATATACTCCGTTCAAGTGGCTTATGTCGATATCTTTGGTGAGGGGCCAAGAACTGACGCCATATCTGCTACTGTTAAAGCAAAAATAGACAGCAAATTACTTGATATGGAGGCTTTGGGAATAGCTGACATGGATAAGGCCGTTAAGGCTTTAAAAACTGAGGTCGGTACAGTAAGAACCGACGTAAACGGCTTTAATAGTAAATTAATCGACCAAGCTAATGCATTTCAACGTACTGTTGCTGATCTAAACAAAAGCACCACTTCGCAAATAACTCAAATATCTAAGGGGCTTGAATTAAAGGTTACGCAAGCTATTAATAGCCTAGATGGACGTGAAATTGTAAGTCGAATTAATCTTACGCCGGCAGGCACTAAGATTGACGGTAAACTATTACATGTTACAGGGCAAACCGTATTTGACGATAATGTAATAGCTCGTAGAATGATACAGGCCAATGCAGTTACTGCGGACAAAATCAGTGTTGATAATTTGGCAGCTATTTCTGCAAATATTGGTGATTTAAGAGGCGGTACGATTACTGGTACCGTTATTAAAAATGCGTCTAATACGTTTAGCGTTGACGCTAACGGTGATATCAGAGGGGTAAATATTACAGGTTCAAGAATTGACGCTAATAGCGTATATGCTAATGGCGAGCCGTTAAAGAACACTAATTTTATGAGTATGCATGTAGTCAGCGGGCAAAAAATCGTCTTGCCAGCCGGATATAACTACGAACGTTGTTTGTATTATTTAACAAACGTCAAGATGAAAGCCGATGCAGCATATTTGCTAAAAGGACGTTATTTCAATGATAGTGATATGAATAAAATTCATGACTTTAATAATCAATACTCTATGTATTGGAATAATCGACCGGGTGGAGGCAAAATGGACGATTTAGAGGGTGGACATTGGCTACATGGTGAACCCTTACAAAATCGTATATTCTACCCTAATGGCGATGCACCTTTGGGCGGTACATTCTCTTATGGGCGTGGCACTAAAGACAATAATAATAGTAAGTGGTTCCGAGGTTGTGGCGTAACCAAAGAGGGTTATTTCTATTATTTCTATAACTCGGGCCAATTCGGTTATTATGGCGAGGCTGATTTACTTATCATTTCATTCTGGTAAGGGGGTTATTAATGGATCTTGTAAGACGTGAAAACGAGACTTTACACGTTGGGGAAGATTGGCGGAGGGCTTACACCATTATTGATGATGTAAGCCTAAATAACGCCACTGCAATATGTAAGGTTCGTACAAAACAAGGTAAAGTGCTTTGTGAGGCTGAAACAAGCGTGAATGGACAAACTATTTACGTTACTATTCCAAAGGACAGCACATTAAGCATTGATAAAGCCTATAACAAGGCTCAATATGACGTATTCTTAACGTTAGAAGAACGTACATATAAGTTGATTATGGGCGAAATTACTATTATTCATGATGTATCTATGCATTAATAAAGGGGAAAAATCATGGCAGAAACAAAAACACTTCAAGAAATTTTACTTACATTAGGCGAAAAGCCTTTAAATGTAAACGTAAATATTCCGGGCATTAAAGGTGAAAACGGTCAAGACGGTCGCAATGGTGCTGACGGTTTAAGTGCGTATGATATTGCACAATTAAATGGCTTTACAGGCACTCAACAAGAATGGTTGGACAGCCTAAAAGCTGGTGCCGTTGCAGATGAGGCACGCACAATGCTATTAAATGGCAATGTATGGTGCAAATCTAATTCTATTGCAGATGTATTGGCTGCGGTTATTTCTAATCTAGGTAAAGCGTTCCCACGCACTGAATTTAAACCGTTGACAGTACCTACTGTATTGCAAGGCCAACGTGTTATTACTGTGGAGGGCGAGCCTCATTACTTCGTTAAAGTGGGTGGCATGGAAACTCAGTTCGAGATTGACGATAATGGAACTGGATCTATCTCCATTGAACCGTTGGGCGTTGATGATGTTCATTTGACTTATCACAACTTTATCGGCGAAAAAGTAGGCGAAACAGTAATTAGTGGCAGTAATGAAGATACTAGAACACCAGATGAAAGCTACGAAGAAAATGGTGTTAAATATGCGTTATTTGGTCGCAAGCTAGAAATTAATGTCGTTAACTTTAATGGTGATTACGAACATAATTTCATCTTACTTGGCAAATGGCCTAAGGATTCCATTGATAGTGTTATGATTAAAGCTAGCAGACCTACTACGTTATACACAGGTGCTTTTGACGGTAGACGATATACATTCAAAGATGTTGTCGGCTCCGTTATTGGCAATATTCCTGTTTTGGTTGATAACCCTAAAAATGTTACATTCATCAATAATGACGCTTACTCACAACCTGTCAAAATCGGTAACATTGAATATGGTACAGCAAATGTTAAATTTGAAACTTCTCGTATCGAATGGTCCGATAGCGAACACAAATATGTAAATACTGGTTCCTCTATTGATCATTTATAATAGGTGAACGCAATGCAAGAAATAACAAATTTCCTATGCGAGGCATGGCGAATGCTAACTGAGTCATTCGCCATTAAAGCCTTGCTTGCGGTAGTTGCAGAAGTCGGTATATACATGTTAGGTCTAAAACACGTACAGGTGTTAGGCATATTCATTTGCCTAGTGTTTTTAGATCTATTCACAAAGTGGACTGCGATTGGCTATCAAATGTTAGTTGACATGGGTGCAAACCCTGAAAATATCGGCGGTTTTGACAAATATATAGCCATTCCAGCTGCATGGGGAAAAGGGCTTATATCGTCCAAACATATGCGTAAGCCTTTTATTACAAAGGTATTAACATATTGCCTAGCGACTGCTAGTGCGTGGTGTTTTGATTACATGGCAGGTAATTACGCATTCGCAGTCAATCTTGTATGGTTGTATCTTGCTAGCGTCGAATTTCTTTCCATTTTAGAGAACCTACGAGACGGTGGCAATACTACCATTACAGGGTTGTTAGATTTGGTTCAATCTAAAGTTGACATGCTTTTAAAGAAATAATGTATTTATATAGGGCTACATAATTGTAGCCCTATTTCAATTGGGGGTGCATTTAATGAAAATTGGTACACACTTTGATGATTACGAATTCGCTTGCAGTTGCCATCGCCATGAGGTTGATGAAAACGGCCATAATAAATTGGACCATATCATTGATAAACGTTTAGTAGACTTATTAGACGCTATCCGTGAACGTTTAGGGGTGCCATTATATATTAATAGCGGTTACCGTTGCCCAGAACACAATGAGGAAGTAGGGGGCGTTCCTAATTCTCAACATGTAGAGGGTACAGCAGCAGATATTACATATGACGGCGTTAACGTTGACTACTTGGCCGAGGTCGCTGAGGCTTGCGGTCAAGAGTTAGGTATTGAGGGCGGTATTGGTTGCTATTATTATCAGGACTTCGTACATGTTGATGTAAGGGGCTATGCAGCACGTTGGAATGATCTAGACTAAATAAGGGGGCTTATATGTATGAGAAAATCACGAACTACATCAATGCGGTTAAATCTCAGATTACTATTAAGCGGGTTATTATTGCTTGTGGTTGTGTGTTGCTCCTCGTTAGTGCATGCCAACTCATTGACGGCTACTTCACCGCAAGAGACAACTATCAACGTGCCGTTGACAAGTTGGAACGAACTCAAAGGGAACTTGATACAAGCAGACGCCTTAATCAAGAGCTCAAACTTGTCATTGAACGAGGCTCAGACCTTAACCGCCAAGCAAGCGACCGAATTGAACGAATTGAAGATTATCAACGAAGAACGGAGCAAGGAATTGGCCGAGCTCAAAACTATCAACGAGAAACAGGGGCAAGAGTTAGCGAAAGCATCGGAATTAATAACCGAGCAGGCGAGCTCATTGGAAACAGCCTCCGTATCATTGAACGAGTTGAAAGCGGAAATAAAGAATAATAAACGAACAGAACAAAGGTTACGTAGGCAACGTGATACATGGGCTATTAGCAACGTTGCACTATTTCTTGCAGGAGCGTTACGCAAATAACGTGGAGGTGATCCAATATCTCCTTACTGCATAAAGGTGGATATGCAGACAACTTTTGTTAGTTAATATAGGGCACTTACTATTACAGTAGGTGCCCTTATTTTTTTACAGTTTTGACATCGTTTTGACATCAATTTATATTAAAATATACTGAAATATATAATTATATATGTAGTGTAAAATCTGATTAATACTGAATTCCTTGATTTTATAAATGTGTATTAAATGCCACGCCATCTTGAGGGGGTGGTGAGCGTACGCTCGTGAGGGTTCAAGTCCCTCCA